GGCATGAGCTTCTTCGACGGAGGGCAGACCTTCGACGGTCAAACGATCATCGACGTGGACGACGCGGAAGCTTTCCTGGTCCGTAAGGATGGGGATGCCGGGGATGTGTTCATCATCGACACGATCAGCGATGTGGTGCTAATCCCGCAATCCGCTTCACAGTTTGCTATTGGCAGGAGCAGCATTGAGAACTTTGTCCAGTTCCATCTCGACGGTTCTCTCATTTCCGGAGGAGGATCCAACTTCGCAGCCGGGGCCTTGTTTGCTTCAGATATCACCAGCGCGGATGGCGATACCAGACTGAGCCAGATACGGGCGGGGGTCTCCGGAGGAGGCTCTTTAACCACACCTGGAACGGGAACATCACTTTTCGCGGCAACACTTATCCTTGATGAGCCGAACATCACCTTGACTGGTGGTGACGCCATGGCGAACGCGGCCACGCTTTTCATTACAGGACAGCCAACTGAGGGAACTTCAAACAATTACGGGATTTTCAACGCCGGGGGTATGCGTACAGACGGTACATCGGATTTCTTCGGGGCCATCACTCAGCCAGGTGCTTCCTCCAGTTTCTCCCTTGGTACGGGAGTGGCTCAAACCTTTGCGCGTATGGCCTTTGTTGCCGCTTTTGTTTCGAGCGGCATAAACAACCATGCAGAAATGCTGTTTCTTGGTGGGAGCGTCACTGGATTTGCCGTAGACACGGTCTCTCTCGCGGGTCTGCTCGCGGATGTTTCGATCACCACGCAGGGGAATAGCGACACCATCGCGGACGTTGCCCAGGTCATTATTCAAGAACCCAACATCACAATAGGAGCTGGAGACACCGTCACCAACGCTTCGACCCTGGCCCTCTTAGGTTCACCCACGGAAGGCACGAACAACTTTGCTCTGCGGTCCACTGGAGCTGCCCTTACCCTGTTCGCAGGGGTGCAATTTACCATCGGGCGAAGCACCTCCCTTGATAGATGGCAGTTTCTACTTACTGGAGGTTTCACCTCGGATGGATCTGTGAACGAATCGGCCAAATTCAGAGTAGAAGACTCATTGACCGGAGCACCGGGAGATACCGCCGGGATGGTTGGTGGATATTTCGACGCAACTTTTGTCACTCAAACGGCCACCGAGAACATTGCCGATATCAGCCAGGTCCGCATCGACCCGCCTGGGATCACAGACAATTTAACGGGTGACATTACCAACGCGCAAAGCCTAGCATTGTTTAGTTCGCCCACAGCAGGACTCAACAACTGGACATTGAGATCTACCGGAATCGCTCCAACTATATTCCGAGGTCTCCAGTTCGCCATCGGCCGGACCACGCTAGAAGACTGGCATCAATTTGTGATAGACGGAGCCTTTGTTTCTGGGGGATCAGCCAGTGAAGCTGACATATTAAAGCTTCAAGGGACTCTGACCGGAGCTCCGGGGGACGGTTCCCTACATGGTGTGTTCTTCACTACGAACATCATCACCCAAACCGCTACAGAATCTATTGCTGATATCTCCCAGGTCAAGATCGACGAACCGGGAATCACCGACAACCTGACAGGGGATATCACCAGGGCGCAAACTTTACTTCTGAATGGCTCGCCCACAGAAGGTCTGACTAACTTTGCCCTGCGGTCCACTGGAGCTGCCCCTACCTTGTTCGCGGGGCTGCAATTTGTCATCGGGACGACCACCGTTCTCGACACGATTCAATTTCAGCTAACTGGTTCTTTCACTTCCGGTGGGTCCGGAGTCAACGCTCAATTATTTGCATTAACCTCAACGCTTATAGGTGCGTCTGGAGACACCGGCTCCCTTGCCTGTGCCTTCTTCAATGGCAACATCACTACCCAAGCGGCTACCGAAAACATTGCCGACGTAAGCCAGGTCCGGATCGACGAGCCGAACATAACGGACAACCTGACAGGCGACGTGACCACGGCCCAGACCCTGTTCATAGTCGGCTCACCCACGGAAGGGCTTAGCAATTTTACAGTCCGATCAATAGGGGCCGCTCCTTCGCTATTCCAGGGTCTCCAGTTTGTTATTGGGGACTTCAATGTAGATGACTTCGTTCAAGTTCATATCGGTGGAATTTTCACCTCGGGTGGGTCCTCTACTACCGCATCGAAATTCGTGCTTGATGGAACGATAATCGGAGCATCTGGTGATATCACAGCCCTCAACGGTGCACTCTTATCTGCAAGAATCACCACCCAAACGGCCAGTGAGACTATCGCAGATATCAGCGGAGTTCGGATTGATCAGCCGAGCATAATTGACAACCTGACGGGCGGTGGGCTTATTACAAGGGCTTACACGCTCTTTCTCAGCGGCTCACCCACCCAGGGAGTGAGCAATTTTTCCTTAAAATCCAGTGGAGCTGCCCCCACCCAATTCGCGGGTCTTCAGTTCGTCATTGGAGATGCCAGCCTTGTCATAGACGACTTCAATCAGATTCTATTTGGTGGAGCCTTTACCTCTGGTGGTAGCTCTGATCGGATGGCCAAAGTCAGAATTGAAGGGAGAATAACTGGAGCCCCTGGAGATACCAACTTCATCCACTATGTTTCGATTGGCGCAGCGATCACAACACAAACAGCCACAGAGAATATTGCAAATATCGCCTCCCTCAACGTGGACGAACCCAACATTGGCGATAATTTAACGGGCGATATCACCAACGCCCAGACCCTACTCCTGTCTAATACTCCCACAGAAGGTGAGGACAACTTTGCCATACGCTCCCTCGGGGGCGCGGGCTGCATCTTTGCAGGCCAGTCATTCATCATTGGAACCGCCGTATTCACGACGAACGATCAAGTTCTAATCACCGGAGCTTTCACTTCAACGGGTCTAACCACCGGAGCAAAGTTTAAGGTGGCGGGGGGGTTCACTGGATCATCTGGTCTTACCAGTACCCTCAACGGTGCGTTCTTCGACACGAGCGTTGCCACCCAAACAGCCGACGAAGTTATTTCCGATGTTGGTCAGGTCCGCATCGACGATCCCTCCATCATCAACAACTTGACGGGATCGGGATTTATTCTATCGGCATACACCCTATTTCTAGCTGGTTCTCCCACAGAAGGAGTCAATAACTTTGCCCTGCGATCTGTCGGACCCGCTCCTAGTATTTTTGGAGGGCCACGGTTCGTCATCGGGTCAATCAGCGTAGCTGGCGTTCTTGATCGTTTTGGGGTTCTTTTCACTGGAAATATAACCTCAGATGGAGCGTCTAATTTTGCTGAAAAGTTTAGGCTCGAAGGGAGTCTGACTGGAGCTTCTGGGGATACCGTCCGCTTGATTGGGTCCTCCTTTGATAACACGATCACCACCCAAGCGGTAGCCGAGGTTATTACTGACGTTGCCCAGGTCCGGATCAACGAACCGAATATTGCTATTGGGGCTGGATCGAGCATCACCACCGCGCAGACCTTACTTCTTTTAGGCTCACCCACAGAAGGGACCAACAACTTTGCCCTACGGTCCACCGGATCAGCCCCTACTCTGTTCATAGGAACCCAATTCGTCATCGGGTCATCCAACGTCACTGATAGGATTCAGGTTCTTCTGACAGGGAATTTTACTTCTGGCGGGGGCAGCGTCGACGCCCAGACCCTTACATTAAATGGAACACTCACGGGAGCGCCTGGAGATACCGGCTTCCTTGCAGGGGCCTATTTCACTACCGCCATCTTCACCCAAACAGCAACCGAGAACATTTCTGATATCTCCCAGGTCCGCATTGATGAGCCCACGATCACGGACAACCTGACAGGCGATATCACAATAGCCCAGACTCTTCTTCTATCCAGTTCTCCCACAGAGGCACTTTCCAATTTTACATTTCGATCTGAAGGACCGGCCCCGTCAATGTTTCAGGGTCTTCAGTTCATCATTGGCCCTGGCCCCAAACCTGCGGCCAACTTCCGTCAAGTTCTTTTCACTGGAAATTTCACTTCAGGTGGAGGAGCTACTGAAGCAACAAAATTCAGATTAGAAGGGATATTGGCTGGAGCATCTGGAGATACCACCCGCCTGTCTGGAGCAGAATTTGCTGCCAGTGTTTCCACCCAAGCGGTAGCCGAGGTTATCACCAATGTTTCTCAGGTCCATATTGAAGAACCGAGCATCACTCTTGGCGCTGGATCGAGTATCACAAATGCACAGACCCTCTTGATCGTCGCTGCGCCCACGGAAGGTGTCAATAATTTTGCTCTCCGCGTGGCAAGTGGTTTGAGCCAATTTGGGGGGACCGTCCAAGGGGCAAACGGTAGCTCCTTTGCGCTGTTGAATGTGACCTCTACGGCAACCGTGCCAACGCTGATCCCCAACCGCGCTAGTACAACCACAGGTATTGGCGGAGTTAGTGGTGAAATTGCTCTCATCGTAAGTTCAACAGCCGGTATAAAACTGCGAAGTGGTGGTCGGTTGACTTTTGGGGATGTCATCAATCAGGACAGCATGTATCTCAACGTCGGTGGGATTGTGGTTGGCGGTAGTGGTGGAGAGTCCTTTGGATCGCGCTTTCACATCACCAAGACGGCGGTTGCTGGCAGTACCTCTCTCCTAGCTGATTTCATGCTAGATGGGAGTGTTAGAACGCAGACCGCCGCCGAGTCGATTGCAAACATCGCCTTCCTGAACATTGAGGGCGATATCCAAGACAACCTGACAGGTGGTGGACTCATCACCGTGGCGTCTGCGTTGCGGATCGCTAATCCTCCAACTGAAGGGGTTACCAACTTTGCGATCAACGTGGTGTCGGGCGATGTGTTCTTAGGCGGCAATTTAACTGTCTCAGGTGCAGGACCGCATGCGATTGGTGGTACACCGTCCGGGATTATCGGCCTGATCATTTCCGAAACATTCACCTCTGATGGCGCTGCCACACTTGCCTCTGGAGTGTTTATTACCCAAACCCTGGTAGGAGCGTCAGGAGATACTACGTCTTTAACTGGAGTGACCTTTATCTCGGCCATCACCACGCAAACGGCTACCGAGAACATTGCCAATATTTCCCAGGTCGAGATAAATGAGCCCTTCATCAGCGATAATTTGACGGGTGACATTACAAACGCGCAGACCCTTTTGATCGTCAATGCCCCCACAGAGGGGCTCAGCAATTTTGCTATCCGCGTTATTTCAGGGGATGTCTCATTCGGGGGAAATATCCTTGTTGGAGGAGATGGGCCGCACGGTTATTCTTCAGGGATCACCGCTGGTTTCTCTCAAAGTACATTCGCGGGAAGTTTCACGTCGGACGGTTCGTTCAACCAAGCCTCCGGAACGCTGTTTGGATCAGTCATTACCAGTGACATTGGCGACGGGGCCTTAGCTCAAGTTCGTATAAGGGGTAACCTCACCACACCTGGCGGGGGTGCTACACCTACTGTCGCAACCCTGATGTTGGATGAGCCTGTAATTACCGTGGGTGGCGGTGACGCAGTAGGGACAGCGGCCACGCTGCTAATCAACTCTGCTCCCACTGAGGCGACTTCCAATTTTGGACTTTTGGTTAACGGGGGAGCCAGGTTCAACGATGGCATAGACATTAGAGGTAACTCGGCCATGAGTGCAGGATTAACCTTCACTATTGGGTCAGGAACAATCCAAGACTTTGCTCAGGTAGCTCTGCTCGGTACTTTTACTTCCAGTGGATCGTCCAATAAAACGGCGTCGCTCCAGATCCAAACAACCCAAACCGCAGTTGCGGGAGATACCCTTTTAATTGCTGCTCTGAATATCGAACCGCTTCTCGTCACGCAGGGAGTAACCGAAGTTATCGGAAATGTGGCCTCAGTCATTATTGACGAGCCCAATATCTCGGTGGGAACTGGCGACACGATCACCAACGCTTCGACCCTGGTGATCCTCGGTGCGCCCACGGAAGGGGTTGCGAATTGGGCTTTCCGCATCGTTTCAGGAGATGTGAATTTTGGGGGCGACCTTATAGATATCGGCACAGGCGGTGGGAACATAGACATTCTTTTCCGGGGCTGCTCGACGTTCTTCCTTGGAACGCTTTCTTCACCGGAAGAAATGTTCTTCGGGGTCGGTTCAACCGTTTCCGTGAATGACGCTGCCATGTCGCTGGCACAGAATGTTCGATTTCGGCTGAAATCGACTGTTGGTGATTTCTCAGAGGTCAAAAGAAATTCTTTTGTCGTTCAACTAAATGTGGCCGCACCTTCGGTCACTATTGCCGGTGCGATCCCTGCTGGAAGTTTTGTGTTTGGAATCACAGCTCGCGTGATCGGGGCGATCACCGGACCCACCGGATTCGACATAGGTGACGGGGTTGATGTGGATCGTTGGGGTAATTCAATCTCAGGTTCGCTTGGCACAACAGTTGATATCACGGATGCGACAGATGACACCGTAACAACCTTCCCGACCGCAAACGACGTGGTTATCACCTCAGATGGAGTTGACTTCTCGGCTGGTGAGCTGAGGATCGTCATTCACTACTTAGATTTGAGTGCACCAACATCATGAAAACCGCGATTAAACAACTGGACCGTCTATTCATGGACTTTAGAGCGATTGTGGAACGGCGCGACGAAGTGGATGAGGAGCAGCTCCCCACCTTTGATGAGCGGATCTCTCGCATCCATCGTGTGTGTCACAACTGTAAGGATGAGGCCAGCCGTACCGATGGCTGGCAAAGACGCTGGTCACTGAATCCAGCCTGGGGGAAATAATGGCGAAATACACCTTCACTTTAGACGATGAACAACAGGCGATTGCCGAAGAAATGGCCTCCCACAAAAACATGACAGTGAAAGACTGTCTCTGGAGCTTGCTGTCCGGAAGGATCGCCCACCATGCAACGGTGATTGCCGAGCAGAAGTGGGCCGAAGCTACTCCGGAACAGAAAAAAGCTGCCATAAAAACGCTTACAAAAGGAGTAAGGAAAGATGGGAACAAAAAGCAAAAGGCCGCAACAAGAAAAAAAGCAAACTAGGTGGGACCTGGGGGCCTCTCAACGCCAGATGGTTGTGGGGATCGTGGGCCAGCAGAACAAAGAGATCGCCGAGGTGGTCAACACGCTCAAGAGACACCACGGCCGCGAATTGACGGATTGCGTCAACACCCTCAGAGATGAGTTGGGGATTCCCAAAGGGATGAAGTTGGGTCTGGACATGCAGAATCCCGAGAAGATGTTCGTCCGGCAGATCACCGAAGAAGAACTGAAACAGGCTGCTGGACAGCAACCACAGCAAACCAACGGAGACAAACCGCCTAGTGCCGACTGAAGAACGCAACGCTCCCATAGATCTGGAGAATCTGGGCCTCACGCTCTCCCGGCCGGGAGATGTGATCGAAGAGGGTCACTACGTCCGTCTGGACAACATGACCTCCAGGCGCACGGGTTTCATCGAGACTCGTGCGGGGAGCGTCAAGGAGAACGTCACCGCGATTCCCGCTGCGCCAGCTTTGGTGAACGCCCTGGCCCGTCAGATCGTGTCCGGGACAGGGATCAACTATCAAGCGGCCGGCACGGAGATCTTCCGTGACTTCGTTTCCATCTCAACGGGTCATTCCGGGGGTCCGGTCGTCTTTACGGATTACAAGATCAACAACTCTCCCCTCCCTCACATGATCGCTTTCGAGCCAACCAAGCGGATCAAGGACGATGGGACCACAACAAATCGGTTTGGAATCGCTGGAGGAGCGGCAGTAGCGACGGCTGTGGAAGGAACGCAGCAGTTCAAGACCATCGACGACTTTGAATCCGCTGCATCCTACGCAGCCGTTGACGCGGTCCTGTCCGATGACGGAACGGATCCTCGTGAGGGTTCGTTCTCCATGAAGATCGAAGTCGCCAAGCTGGTTCGGGGTACGGCAAGCAAAAGCATCGTGATCGACCTGGATGAGTTCTCGACTCCAGGGGACAGTGACGACGAGGATTTCATTCACTTCTTCCTCAAGATCGACATTCCCAAGAACCTGAGAGAAATCAGGCTGCTCTTTGATGTGGATCCACTCGTGAATGACTTCACGCAAAACTACTTCACCAAATCAGTTGCACCCAATGATTTCACCCGCGTCTTTGATTTCGATGCGACCTCCAAGGAAGGCCGGGACGGAGGGCTGCGGGAATTTGCCTTGGATGAGTCCTTTTTGACCGAGGACGCAGACATTGCCAGTGGCGAGAGCCTGGAGTCTTTCAATTTCCTCTCGGCGGTTGGTGGTGAGAATCAGTGGACCGAGGTCTTTATCCCCAAAAGAGACTTCCAACGGGTGGGTAGTGAAGACACCACTTTCGCGGACGTTAAAGCCTTCAGGATCGTTGTAGAAGCGACTGAGTGCGGTGATGTGGTCGTCAACATCGACGATGGCAAGATGGTCGGTGGTGTGTCCTTCAGGCTGAAGGGAGACTACGATTGGCGATACGTCTACCGAAACAGTGTGACGGGCATTATCAGCCCACTTTCTCCTACAGCTCCATCTCAAACCACAGTGACCAGGAACCGCGCGGACGTCCTGATTACTTTTTCAACCGATCCCCAGGTGGACTTTGTAGACCTTTTCCGTATAGGCGGGACGCTGACGACACAGTATCTCTTTGTTGAGTCGATTGCCAATGGAGTTGGAACGACAACTTTCAACGATGGCCTGGGAGACTTGGGTCTGGGTGAGTCCATTGATACGGATCAGATCGACGTTCCCTCTACGTCAGGCGTTATCGCTATTCATCAAAATAGGTCCTGGCTGGACGATAGCGCGAACCCGGATAGGCTCGTCTTCTCCCGGCGCATCAAGGTCGAGGAGTTCGTTTCCAGTGGCTTCATCGTGGCCTCACAGGGCGGTGATCGAGTCAGAAGGCCATTTGCCTACAACGATCAGCTCTATTGCTTCACTGATCGGACCATTTACCGAATCGTCGGCAGCGATCCAACCACCTTCCAACCCCTTCAGACGGGAGCGCAGCGAGGGCTGTTCTCGAGATTTGCCCTGATCCTGGGAGCGGGGGTGATCTTCTTCCGGGCCTACGATGGGATCTATGCGTTTACGGGCAGCGGAAGGGCTGAGAAACTCACCGAAAAGATAGACACGCTCTTTGAAGGGTTCTCGGTAGAGGGGTTTGACCCGATTGATGATACAGAGGCCGAGAGTGAACGGCTCGGATTCTTCGACAATAAGCTCTACTTCGCCTACACCGACACCTCAGCGGTACGCCGGGAGATCGTTTACGACTTCGTCACGCAAAGGTGGGAGCCTTCAGATAGGCCTGCCACTTCCTATCTGCTGCTGGACGACCTGGGCGAGTTCCAGTCCGGTGACAGCTCTGGCTTCGTGTTTGAAAGAGAGACAGGTAATCAGGACGATGGATCAGATATCGTCTTCGACCTCCGCATGAAGTTCTATGACTTCGGCGCCAAGCAGGAAGAGAAGAACTTTACCGAGATCGTTGTCGACGCGGATACGGCCGGGGCTGACGTTACCGTGACCGCTCACTTCAACAACGGGGCAACCAGCGTAATCCTGGGGACCCTCAATACAGCGGCCAGGGATCAGATCCGCTTCCCGATCAATGGCGGGATAGGTACGTTTGCCCGAAACTGCTCAATCGCTCTGACAGGCGACAACGGCGGTGTCCGGATGCGCTTCTTCAAGGTGATCTACAACTTCTGGGTTGAGCCAAGAGAGCAGCTCAAAACTGTTACCGATTGGGACGATTACGGATCACCCAAGCGGAAGTTCCTGCGAGAGCTGATCATCGAACTCGATACCCAAGGGGTCACAGCCGATATCAATGTGTTCCTGGATGGAAGCTCAACCCAGGTCGGCTCTCCCTCAAAGACATTCGCTGCTGTCTCGACCACGGGCCGCGAAAGGCTGATCCTGTCGCTGCCCTTCGATACGGACTGCAAGATCGCCCGTATCCTGGTGGAGTCCACTTCGGCAACGGTCCCGGTCAAGGTCTACGCCCACAGCTTCGACTGGCTCGACAACTCCCTGGAATCGACCACCAGGATGCAAACTCCCTGGGAAGAGGTCGGTGCACCTACGGAGAAGTTCTTTGTCAAGCTCATGCTGGAGATCGACACCAACAGTGCTGACGTGACGGTGACATCTGAGATCGACGGGGTTGACCTGGCCCCGCCCTTCACGGTGAACACAACCAGCCAGCAGAAGGTTTACCTGTCTTTCCCAAAGGACACCAAGGGAACGCTGATTCGTCTCAAGTTGGCTACGGCTGCTGCTACCGAGTTCATCTATTACAAGCACGACTTTGAGACATTGGTTGAACCCAGACCAGTGACAGGGACCGCACCAGGGTCGAGCCAAACAGAATGGTCCTCAGAGAGCTGGCCCGGAGATAAACGGTTCCGACAGCTTATGCTGGATATAGACACGCAAGGCAATGCCGTGACGGTGAACATAGAAGTCGATGGGGTCGTGGTTCAATCACCCGTTGTCACCACCACTGACCGGCAGATTGAAATCATTTCCATAGATGCCGATACGATTGGAAAGCTGGTTCGCCTGACATTCGAGGGTGGACCCTTCCTCTACTACAACCATAATTTTGAATTTCTCCGGGATCCGCTCGATGTTACCCGTTGGGATACCTACGAGCTGGACTTCGGTTACAGCCGGTTCAAGTTCATTAGACGTATGTGGATCTCTTCACAGGGAGCCGACATTATCACTTTGGAGATCTTCGTGGATGAATCGGCAACCGCTGATCATACCCTAACCATCCTCACCAATCCCTCGACAGGATGGGCAAGAGAAGGACCTATCCGTTTACCCGCTGGCCTGAAGGGTCAGCTGTTCCGCTTTATCTTTACTTCCCCGAGTGCCTTCAAGATCTGGTTCGAGCAATCAGATGTGGAATGGCATCCACTTGCAGGAGAACGGGGTTACCAACGAGCAAGACTTGTCTCAGGGCGTGAGGCAGGCGTAGCTGCTTAGGAGTACAAAATGCCTAACGAAACCGCTGGTCACTTTCAAGTCAATGAGGGTGACTGGGAATACCTCAACTTTGTTTTGCGCGACGTGCAGGACCGCCTGGACGCTCTCGGAGGGAATCGAGGGTCAACCCTCCACGCCGACGTTATCAACCTGAATGGGAACAAGGCTATCAATGCCGCTGACCCCACTCAGCCCCAGGATCTAGCCACGAAGAACTTTGTTGAGACTAACTTCCTGGCAAAGCCTCCGGAGCTGACTGACCAACCCAATACGCCCTTGAACGTCCGAGCCAATGCGCGGTTCAACGTAGGCCGGGGCTTTGATCGGCGCACCATGAACATCTCCAATGATGGTTCCGCTGGCTCCGTGGAAGAGGCCGTGAACAGTCGATTCCTGGTGACCAACAATGCTGCAACCGGGGCCTGGCGGTGGGCCAATCCCCATGAAATTCATCCCTTTGTATCAGGAGTGTTCTAGTGGGAATTTGTCCACCGAGTCTCGCGGCAGCAGGAGGTCCTGTCTTTGTTGAGTACCAAAACATTACTCAGCTCGTTATGGGGACCTCAGTGGTGACGGTTGCCACGATCAACGGTGGAGAGACCGGGCTTCAACTCATGATGATCGTCTGCAATTTCGAGAATCTTCCGAACGGATACGACCTCAGAGTGAAGCCAGCAGCAGATGTTGGTGCGTTGTTTCGCGGCGCGAAATCTTCAGCTCCCAACCGGCCCCTTCAGGCTGGACAGACCGAGTTCTGGGAGTTTGGCTTAAGGCCCAGGGAAGATTATGAGATACAAGCGGGGGCTGAACTTGCTGACTCGATTGCTATGACGATCAGTGTGTCGCAGGTCTTCAACTCGGGAGCACCGGAGGTCTGTCCACCGTAATGGCTGTAGGCGATGTTTTTTATCCAGAACCCGCGCAAGCGGAACTTACGACAAGTCTTGACGAGATCACCGCGATCACCGCAGGGAGAACTGCGCTCCAGATCACGATCATCGTCTGTAATTTCACAGTGCTCGACACTGGATACGATTTGTCAGTCCGGCCTTCAAGCGAGAGCGCAGCCAATAAGCATCTTTGGCGAGGATCGGCCTCAGCTGAAGCCGGGAGACTGAGAGCTGGCAACACAGAGATCTGGCGATTGCATATCAGGCCAGGATCAGAGTGGATCATCGAAGCAGCAAAGGAAGCGTCCTTGGGAGACATTTCGATAACCGTCAGCTGTGCCGAATTTGAGAACCCACAATCATGAGCCCCAGACACGACCCGACAGATGAAGCTGAGACTCTTCCGGGGATTCCTACCGCGTCAAGCAACTTGGAGAAATTCCCTAGCGTCCCTGGGATTGTTGGAGGTGGCGGGGCTTTCTCAATAGATGTTGCGATTCAGGAGATCACCGCTGTTTTGGTGGGTGCAAGTGTGACGGTTCCCATTACCGCCGTGGCTGACCTGACGAGATCCTACCTACAGATTCAGGGTTCGGCTTATGGAGTTCCAGCCGGTGCTGGTGACGAGGATGGAACGAGACACACTTGTTCCTGGACGTTAACGAGCACCACTACCGTAAGGGTTCGCAGAGCCATCGGCGGTGGTTCCTTGACCCTTAAGATTGCCGTGATTGAGTTTCTATAAAGAAAGGGTTTACAGTGCCAACAGAACGCATAGCTCAAACTTTCCCGGATATCAACTCCAGTGTTCTCAACACCAGTGGAACCGCAGCGGGGATTCGTAGCTTTCCGGATCCCCTTGCTGCCGGTGCTCCTTCCCAAAGTGGAGTCTTGGTCCAACGAGGTAGTATCTCCGTAGGCTCTGGTTCGCTCACTGGAAGCCTAGTGTTCGCAACCCCCGTCGACGTTACCAGAAGTTGGATTCTTTTTACTGGACTGTTCGTGAACAGCTCCACCAGTGTTGTCTCCACCTGGCGCGTTCACCTGGCTTTTACATCTATTGCTGCCGGTTTCAGTGATGAGGTTCTAGCAACCAGGGCCACGGCCGGAGTGAGCCTAGATGTTAGCTTTACAGTGGTCTCTTATACAGGCACAGCCGGTTCCAGTATAGATGTGAAAGTCGCAGATGTGGGACCGGACGCCAGTCCTCCTTTTTGTAAAACAGGGTTCTTTGGGAACGTCATTGGTCCTTATGACATGACCAATTCTCAAAGAGTGCCCAACACCAGCGGGATCTTTGGGAACACTAGTGCTTCCGCTAGGGTTATAGATCCTGCAACTGGATTAGACCTAGATCTCGGTGTGGCATCAGGGATTACTAACGCCATTCCCATTTTCCGGGGCCTTGAGTTCGTAGAGGTGGGTGCTTCCTTCAGCACCCCCCCAGTATCTCGCTTTCATCCGGAACAGTGGCAGGGTTTACTTGATATTATCAGGACGAGCTCAGGTACTCCTCCTCCGAACTCTGCAAGTGGTTTCGCTACCAGCCTTAGATACAGGAACTATGCACATGGAAGTAACTTTCGTGATGCAAACCCGGCCAGCTTAGCTTGTGGTGCTCAATGTATAGGTGTTTATGCGTCCCTGCTGTGGTTTCCACCACCAGGATAAAGGAGACAACGATATGGCAGGCGGAACGACATTAAATATAGACGTACAGCGAATAAGTTTCAGCTTTGTTCCAGGGAATACGGCGGCTGCGGCGTATGCAACCCTTATACTGCCTGGTACTGTCATCTCAGCCGTGGATGTCACAAGAGCCTACCACCAACACTCTGCGGGTAATGCCGGATTCTTCAGGTGTCAGGGGGTTCTTCCCTTTGACCCTCCATCGAAAGGGAGCAGCTGTAGTGGTATCGCGGTTCCACCACTTCCGGGACCTATTGGCTTGTCAGGAGATCTGGGGGTCATTATTGATGGAAAAATAAGCCAATGGCGCTTGGAACTGACTGGTCCGACTACTGCTGTCATGGAAAGAAGTGGCTCACCTACCCCGAACTCGGGGGCAGCCGATGGCACGGATGGCTGTGAGCACCGCTTTTCTACCAAACTCGTGGAGTATCTATGAGCACTTCGGATCCTTTTGAGACTGGAATTGAAATAGAAAACCCTAGGGCAAGGGTGTATTCGCCTACCTACAGAATGTTTGCGCAGTATGTTCCGGATATACCTATCGAGATCGACGGAACTGTTATTGGGTTCTTTGTTATGTCCGTACTAGAGTCCCGCAGGGTTCCAGGTTACGGACCTGAGATCCCCCCGGATATTGTTGAGGTGACAGGTAGGACGCAAGAGGGCCTCGACTTAGAGGGGCCAGGGTGGACAGCGTTTGCTTACGATCCCGAGACCGATACATTCACGCTATACGATCGTGCCAAAGCCTGGCCTCCAGACAATGAAAAGAATCCCTGCAACTGCTTCTCACTTCGTCAACTGGCGAGGACAGTGTGGGATTTGGGGGCGTTTTACTTGAAGGGCCGACTAAAATGGAAGTAGAGACAAAATGGATATTCTGAAATGGACCTGAGCGCCGATTAAAAGGGCGCTCAAAGTCCTGACGGCCCTTGTGGTCGGGAAAAAAAATGTTAAAAATTTTTCAAGGCCTGGGTAGGGGGGGGGAAGTACAGACGCCTGTACTGAAAGGACGAGATGCTAGCAGTTGAAGAAGAAGTCGCTGAGGAGAACCGATACGGAGCATATCCGTATGCCTTCAACAAGAAACTCTTTCCAGAGGACATGCTGGAGAGGATCTACAACGATCTGCATGACGATGGTCTCTATCGTGAGGTCATGCACGAGCGGGAACTAGGCAAAGAGGAGTTTATCGAGTTTCTTGGCATGTACCCTCACACGGTCTTGAGTATTTTGACTGACGTGAAAACCAATCAGTATCACGGAATCGGCTGGCTGAGTGATATCAACCACACCGACTCAATGCTCAAGGGCTGTGGATCCTTCGGGTTCTTTCGGAAGTTCTGGAATCAGAAGATCACCCAAAAACTTGGAATGATCTGTGTCTCTCAGTGGTTTCGATTTCCTTGGAAGCTATTACTGAAAGGTGAGGAGTTCGATGCTCAGAACATGCCTACAGACCAAGGGTTTGATCTGGTTTTCGGTATGACTCCGAAGCCAAACAAGCTGGCACAACGCTATGTCCGTGGCCTGGGATTCAAATATGTAGCCACGATTCCAGGCTTCACCAGTTATCACGGCGAAACTGTAGATGGACTCGTAGCGGTTCAGACCAAGGAAGAATTTAATATTGCCGAGGCCAAGTATCTAGCAAAGGGGGAAGACAATGGGCGGTAAAAGCGCAGGGAAAGCAGCTCAGTCAGCATTGACTCAGTCCACTGAGAGGGCCTTGGCCCTGTCGGAAAAGCTCGAGGAGCAGACCGAACCAGCACGGACTATCCCTATTGCGAAATACAGAGCCCTGGTGAGTGGGGATCCGGAGCAGACGACCCAAGCCCTGGCTCCTTCCATCCAGGGAATACGGCAGCAGTTCGGACAGGCCAGGCAGTCCATAGAAAGGAGTTTGCCGCGTGGCGGTACTCTTGAACAAGCTCGCGGGGATCTTGCCAGGGGTGAGGCTGGCACGGTCGGCAGCCTTGGCCCTCAGTTGTTTTCGGAAAGCCTAGCTCGTTTAGCCACTTTGGGGGTTGGTGGAACGCAGGCGGGAATCTCGGCTATGGGTGTAGGGACTCAGGCCGGTTCAGCTTTGGCGGGCATGGCCGGCCAGCAAGCGAGAGGTGGTTTATTCGGGGGTCTTGGATCCATGTTTGGAGGTAAGTGATGGCCTTAAGTGCGTTGGGTAACATTGGTGAGTTCATCCAAGGCTTCGCTCAACGGCGAGGGGCAATAGAAACAGAGAATCAGGCCGAGAAAGGACGTCGGCTCGATACTGTTTCCACAATGTTTGACTTTGCCGAAGCCAGAAAGAAGCAGTCCGACACCGCCCGGGAACTGTCTTTAGATGAATCTCTTACCCTTCAGGCAAGGGAGCAGCATGAGTCAGAAGCTCAGAGGCTCGAACAAGAGGGAGAGCGTTTCTACTCCGGTGCGAGCGAACTCTACGAAAAAGCCAAAGGCGGTAAGAAACAGAACCCTGCCATGCAAATGTTGAGTTTCCTTAATCCGTTCCAACGGCGGGGACCAGGGGGAGAGCAGAGCCAGCAATTTCAAGAACTGGTCTCTTCTATTATGACTGGCGGGGGACCAGGGGGCGGGGGTGGAGGAACTCCTGAAGGGGGAATTGCCAGAGCAACGCAGACTCCGACTGGATCAGCCCCCGCAGAACCCACAGCCGGTCAAACCTTCGCGCAGCTACCTGTCGGATCCGCTACCGGAGAGGCCATGGAAGCTGGAATCTCCCCGGCCGCGGCAGCGATGGCGGGATTACCAGCAACAACAGCTCCACCACCAGCTGGAGGAGCAGCGGGACCTCCAAGCATTTTGGGACCGCAACCGGCAGCTCCCACTCCCACTCCAGCAGGTCCAGCAGCAGTAACAGCCCCGGCTGCAACCCTTCCGACAACCAAGAGCCTTTACCCTGGTTTGCTGGAGGAGATTCCTCCATGGCAATCCGCACGCTTCAAAGAACCGACT